AGATCACTGGTGAATTGCGAACAGTTAGCAAACATATATCTCATATCTGTCACCGATGAGACATCCCATCCACTCAGATCACTGGTGAATTGCGAACAGCTATAAAACATCGTATATGTATCTGTCACCGATGAGACATCCCATCCACTCAGATCACTGGTGAATTGTGAACAGCCATAAAACATCCGACCCATATTTGTCACCGATGAGACATCCCACCCACTCAAATCACTGGTGAATTGCGAACAGCCATTAAACATCCGATACATATTCGTCACCGATGCAGATGTAACATCAAAGAAATCTGTAGCGGTCGGAGTGGTTAATCCAGAACAGCCACGAAACATACTTGAGGCACTAGTAATGCCAGACAACCCCGTATCATATGATGTGAGTATGTCCGTCAGCAGTTCTGGAGTACCTTCGTAATATGATAGTCGCTGTACTTGTCCAGTAACTTCTACGGTATAAACACCAGCTGTAGCGTATGAATGACTGCGAAGACCAGACCCATTGAATGTGTCTACGGGTGATCCATCACCCCAATCTACGTCCAAATTTACAGCACTGTCGGTCTGGAATGAAAAAGTTTGTGGTGATGCCGATGTTGTAATCTCGAATTGCATTCTTTATGGCTTTTCTATCGTGAATCCTGCATTGAGCCAAATTTTCAGATTGTGATTTGAAGGCACTCGATCCAATGGTATTCGAGCAGAACCCACTATTGTGTATGCAATACTAATCCCTGGCAAATCAGAAATAGCTTGTTCTAATTGATCCATTTGAGCTTCGCTGAGTTGAATGTTTGATGCAACAACCAGCATTTGCGCATATTGTCCATCCATAATACTTGGAATCGCAGGTGTTTCAGCATAGACAGGTTTGAATACCAGTCGTGGATATGTTGCCCGCAATTCCTCATCTGTCAATTCATCTATATTTACTCGTGCCATCAATTCATCTCCAATCTACTTTAGTCATTTGTTGCTCTCCATGTTAAATAGTCCGTTCGAAATGGGGCGTATCACTATGTTGCCTGCTCCAGTTCCCTCCCCACGTATTGTTTGGATGGAGGGATTCCCAGAAATCTCCCAGAAATTGCAGGGCACTCTTTTTGTAAGTCAAGTCCCCATCAATAAAAAAGTTGAAATCTATTGCTAACCGTTGCAGGTGCTTGCTGTCCATTGTCCAGGACTTGCCCGCGTCAATGTAGATTTGCTGTTGATCCTCAGTGCGGTACAATTCCCCGCCCGTCATCTTCACGCCCTTGCGCTCGGCGTACTGAATCAAGAGGGATACGTCTTTCAGAAACTCCCATTGTGTGTCTGAGAGGCTCATTTGTTATCGCTTTTTAATCCTTGACACCACCAACGGCTTAGTTGTGCGCATCACATCGCCAGCAGGAATTGATAATAAATGGTATCTCTGCCAGCGCCCGTGCGCGATCCAATTGCTCCACAAAGTCGCGGTTGATGTGGTTCTTGTCGCAGTGTGGGCAGGCAAATTCCGCTAATCGGGAATACCGGAGGTTACTCATTGTCTTGTATCGGGATTGTCCGATTTCAGCCCGTTAATAAAGCCATTAATAAAACTCCGGCTTAGCACATCCACCAAGAGTAGGACATAGGGTTCAATAGCGGTGTTCCATATTTTTTTGGTGTATTTCCACTTCGACAGCCCCAAAGTGACTGCCACACCACAGCCATATCCCAGTTGTGAAATTTTGGCTTGCCAGGTGGCAATATGTGAATCAGTCACAAAACGCTTCAAAATGAAACTCAAAATTGAGCCGCCAACTGCAATACCGAGTAGCCCTCCAACCCAACCCAAAACCTCTGTTCCAATGTGAAGTCCTAAAATATTCATAAAAGTATCCTTTCAGTGTGTCTTATTCCTTTTTGCTTCAATCTTCCTGTTGCATCTGCTGAAGCAGGCGCCGCAGCTTTGCTCGGATTGTTGCCGCATCGAGCGCTTCATTGTAAGCCAGGGGAAAGAGCCTCGCTGCCAATTGCTTTTCCCGAACCTCATATTTTTCCATATAAATATTGACGGGAGATGTCTTCATCGTTCCCCTCCTAAATCTTTGTGATGAGTAATAAAATGATTGAACTTGTCATTCCTGCCAGCGCGACAACAATAATCCAGAGCAGCTTCTGCCAGATTTGGCGAAAATGTGTATTTTGTGAGACCCGGTGGACAAGTCCCTGGGGTTCACTCTCTTTTTCATCGCCTCTCAGCAATTTATTCATATCGCGTTGATCTGTTTGCACCTTGCTCAGGGTATTTTCAATGCGGTTCAATTGTGTGGCAATGTCAGTCATCTTAGCTACTCCGATGCCATGCTTCAATTTCGATCACGCCTGGGTTCGTTAGCAGACGCTGTTTCAACCCGATCACCTGCCATTTTGCGGATTCGGTCGTGGCCGTGCCGAGGATATTGTAGAGTTCCGTGGTGCGCACGTTAATCGCATCGCCCAGTTCGAGGTGTGCAGCGGAGAGGTCGCTTGGTATTGTTACAATATAATCTCGCATAGAGCGGATGGTCAGTTCCCGTGAAAGAAACGCATTGCCCGCCACGTCAGTAAACAGATGGGGATTCTCATAGGTCAAAAGTGATGCCGTGCCGTAATTTGCGATGGATGTCGCATTCGTCGCGGTATTGATCTTTTGGAAGGTTTCCGTGGTATGGTTTTTTCCGTAATGTAAGGTGATGCGATTTCTAAAGGTATCACGATCTGTCTGCCGCAGTTGAATAGAACGCCCGCTGATAAAATGCTGATCATAATGATCGCCAGTGCTGGTTGGGGATTCACTCCAAATGTCTGCATTGGCAGGCGTTGCACCAGTTGCCGTGACAAAGTTCAGTGTCGCTGCCGCCTTATAGGCCCGGATAGCTAATTTATTTTCATTATTAAAATAGAGCGAGCAATGCACATCCCGCGCCAATTTCCCGAGATAATCTGTTGCCCGCTGCTGCCGGGCTTCCCCAAAATCTACTGGCGTCCCACTCCGCTGATTCGAGGCGGTATCAAAACTTTCCGTATCAATATTATTAGAATTAAAGCCAAAAGTATCTCTCGCTATCTGTTCAATCACTCCCACAGGATTCCTAATCATGGCACCATTGCTCCCATAATCAGCATGAGCGGAGCGGCCACTCCCGTTAATCCATATGCCATATGCGAGCCCTTCTGCTGCTGCGAAAAGCGTGAATCTGGAACCGAACTCATCATTGTTATCAACGCCAAGGGTATACCGCTTAAACGCGGTATAGATTTTTGCGGTTGAGTTCGTCGTTGGCGTTGCTCGAACACTAAATTCCATCGTCAGGTCGCCATTGACCGTACCAAGCTGTACATCATCCATCTGTACCGTTGTCTCTGTATATCCACTAACGTCTTTTCCGCCGATAAGAAAATCTGTCCCAACATCGGTATCTAATCCATTGCAACGAAATCCCAGGTATTGTTCCGTCACCGTTCCGCTATTCAGATAATCCGCAAACTCAATAGCGTTTTGGTAATCGCCGCTTGTCGCACCGGAGGCGATATAAGCAGAGGCATAACTTCCGATGGAAGTATTCGCCGCCCATTCTTTATTGGTCCAGTCTGATTTACCCGCGACTGTGGCGACCGTTCCGGTGGGAAACCAATAATCAAAAACCCCAATGCCATGACCGCTATTGGGGGTAATTGTCACCTGTGTATTGCCATTGCCATCTGTATTATCAATTGTGATTGTATTACTGACAGCTGTCGTCGCGAAGGTGGCATCATTCGCAACCTGATAGGCTCTATCATATCTATTGTCATATACCCAGAGCTGTCGATTATTGAGTGCTGCCATACCGTGCCCTGCAACCAAAAAGGTGCGGGTATCTCCATTTGTCGAGAGGTGTTTTGCTGGGATCATCAGTCGATCTCGTGGAAATTCCCAGTCGCCAGGGGGGGTTGACTCTTGATCTCCAGCAGTGAAGCACCCGCCATAGACATCCGATCCAACATATAGTGGTATTACTGTGTTAATCGCTGTGCTCTGTACATCATTATATTCTGCCGCAAGTATGGTCTGAAGTAACACATCGGTCAGATATTGATGTGCATGTGCCACGCTGAAGGATAGCCGATCTGTGTCAATAGCAAGGTCGGCGATCCGCCCGGTAAATAGGGTGAGTTTCTCGGAATACACCAATTTCGTCCCATCATCGAAAATCAGATAGATGGTGGCTTCTTCATTCTCCGGGTAGGGGTGACCATTAAGCAACGCATCATACCCAAAATTGAGGAGATCTAATGCCACATTGCCTATCGTGGCAAACCCCCCGACGCGGTCCACGGTAATCGACACGCCGGAGACATTTTCAAAAATATCATCATAATCGGCGCTGCCATCGGACCAGTTCGCTGGTGTGTCTGTGTCCGCTGAAATGTCAATGAAACGGGAGGCCCAATATTGTGCGATACCCGGCACCTCGACAAACACAATCGGTGCGTAGGACTTTTTCATCTTTTCCGTGGTGAACTGGGCTGGTTCAGTAATCGCCATCAGACTTCGCTCCGCATTTCCAAGGTGATATCGTAGACGGGACTGCCTTGTCCAGTCAGCATCGTTTCCTGCCAATCCACATCCGGGGAGGTGAGGCGGACTTCCTGCTTATCTCGCCACCGATAGACATCATATGACATCCCTGTGGCGTCCGCCAAATTCGTGTCAATATTAAGACGGGTTTCGGAGTCCACGGCCTCAACGCCATAATAGCCTGCATTGGTGCCGCTCGTCACATGCAAGATATCCCCAACCGCAACGCCCACTGTTTGAAACTGGGCAGACGCGGATTGAAACGTATCGCCGCCAACCACATTATCGATTTCCCCATCGGTGCCGGATTCCAACACGATGTCTCCTTCTTCAACGAAATAAAACGTATTCTGTACGAAGTCGATGTCATCTTGGAAAAAGGCAATTAAGGCGTCTTTTTTGGTCTCGGTTTCCATGCCGATGTTTACGCCCCACATTCGGGGGGGAGCCCCGGTATTCCAGGAGACGGTTTTGGCTTGCCCGCCACGCGCATAGCTAATGGCCTGTTGTGGCCGATACGACGTGTTATTGAGGGGAAATTGCTCCCCTCGGCTCATGTTGACAACGGTTCCTAATCCGATCGTGGCAAAACTGGGCTTACTCAAGGCGATATCCTAACCTGCTGGCGTTTTTAGTGCCCTGTGAGAGCGCATCCGGATTGCGTTTGAGATAACGCTCAAAACTCTGGGCATCTATAGCGCGGATCTCAAAGGTATTATTGATGATCTGTTCTCCTTGTGTCGGCTGCTGCCGGAGTCGGATGGTCGGAGCGAGGCTGTGGCTGCCTCCGGTCGAGGGGGCACGGCGTGCCACCATACCGCCACTCCGAAAAGCCGGGAAAGCGCTGTCTCCACTTGATGCAATAGCACGGGAAAAGAAAGCCCTCGAAAGTGCGGGTTCGAGCAATTGGCGAATATTCATAGAATCATAATCTGTTGGTGCCGTTATCATGCGTTGGAGATCATCCGTACCAAAAAGCCCTGGATTCACTTGCGTGCCCCGCCCTCCCCCACGACTCGCGGCCACACCAGCAAAATAACGCTGTGCACTGTCAGGGATATTTAGATCATATCCGATTGTATCCTTAATAATACCGGCAAATTGAGATACACCACTGTCCGTAAATTGTCCGGCCAGTAGCTGATATATATCACCTGTTCTGGCAAAATTATTCATTGCCTGCTGCCCATATTGATCAACGACGCGCTTCGCAACAATGGCATCACCGAATTCAGCAGGCATTGTAATGTTATCAACCCCGCCTCGGCCCTGAATAACACCGGCACGTGCACTGATCGCCGCATTAACATCTACAGACTGCCGTGGATCAAAGAGTAAGCCGTTTAAACTGCCAGTTTGCGCAAAAGCGTTTATCGCTTCCGGGCTAAACTGCCCGGCAATAGCCCGTGGAATATAAGCCTCACCGGCACTTACGCGAATTTGTCGCATATTGTTCTCACCGACCTGCCCCCCATGCTGGAAGCTCCCAAATATGAATTCTAACGCGCCTTTGCCTTGAGTAAAGGCGGACGCGCCGCCTGGAACAATAACACTTAATAGGGCAAAGGTCGCGGCACGGGCTGCTATTTCAGCCGCAATGGCACGAATCGCCGCATGCCAGGCATCATGCACAGCTTCAGCCGCAGATCGACCTTGGCTCGCCGCATTGATAAAGGCGCTTGCTAATGCGCGGTTAATATTGAGTGATACATTTTTGAATGATTCCATCAAAGCGGCGGTTTGCTTCTCGATTGGGGATAGTGTGACGCTATTAATGCTCGTTTGCACCTCAGGTAAGCTCTGTAAACTAATTTTTTGGATCTGCCGACCAGCCTTTTCCGCTTGATTGCCAGCCATTTCCACTTGATTGCCAGCCTTTTCCGCTGTGTCTCCGGTGGTTTTTATTGCATTTTTTGCCTCATTTGCTGGTTTCTGAAAAAGATTTAAGTCATCCATAAACCCTCTCAGAGATTCACGAAAACTTTTAAAAGGCTTTTTCATTCCCATATCTTTTACTTGGATATTGATGGCTTCTAATCCAGCAATAAGCCCCTGGAGCCTTGCACTTTTGACGGCATCTGTAGTGACAAATGCGAGAGCTTTAACAACAGGAAGAAGCGTGTTTGACATCCGCTGGGCCACGGCCATCATATTTTGATCAAGCCAAATGAAAGCGGCCGCTAATCCAATAACAGCAGCCGTTACCAACCCGATGGGCGTAATTATTAATTCCCATAAACTCGAAACTAATGACATCACATTTGTTGCAAGTGTCGCCATCTTAACTGCGGCCGCTCCAATCGTAGCCACCACTAATATTTTCCCAATAATGTCTCCATGTTTCACCACCCACCCAACAATTGTTCCGACTTGCCTAATAAAGTTTTCGATGGCCCCGCTATTGCGCTTTAAAGCCTTTCCAATATTCTTTGCTGCCTCAACCACAGAGGGTAAGAGTTCTGTTCCTAAATCCCGAAGTTGATTTTTCATTTGCTCCCAAAGCTGCGAAAGCTTAAAACCAGCACCTGCCGCGATTTGCTCAAAAAATTGGCGCGTTTTCCCGCCGGACGTATTCATTGCATCGAGATTGTTTTGTAATGTCTTGGTATCATTCGCTAACACCTGAATAATTCTGGCGGCGCGTTTTTCAGGAATGATCTCTCGGATTGCGGCTAAGTCCATCCCCTGAAATTGTTGCATCGTTCCTACGAGATCCAGAGAGCCATCGTCAAGGCGCTTGACTTCAATCCCGAAGGCTTGCATGGCATCTTTGGCTTGTTGGGCGGGTGCCTCCAATGAAAATAACGCATTATTGAGTGCCGTGGTGGTTTCTTCACTGCTGCCAATGACGGGTGTCGCTGTCGCGATTGCCGCCCCTAAGCCCTCAAGGCTCAGTTTTGCGGTGTTCGCTGTGGCTAAGACTGTTCCAAGGCTTGAACCTAATTGATCCATGGTCGTCCGACCCTGTTGCACCGTGGTGACCAGCACATCTGTCACTTTTCTGGCATCTGAGGCTTCCAAATGATAGGCCTTCAATGCCTGCGTGACGACACCGGCCACAGTATTGACATCACTCACGGCACCGACGGCCGCCTCAGCACTTACGGCTAATATTTTCGCGGAATCGGCGGCACTGGCAAAGCCCGTTGAAATAATATCATATTGCGCGCCCACCAAGGTATCAATGGATTGTCCGGAGGTGACTGCCAGGTCTTGCAACTCAGACTTCATCCCGGCAATTTCATTCTCTGTCAGGCCGCCAAGCAATGTCCCTATTTCCCGGACCCCGGTGTCGAAATTAGCGGCCATTTTGACGGCGGCCCCTCCGACCACACCAGCAGCAATGCCAATTGTACGTAATGAGCGGCCAATCTTCGCAGCATCTCGTTTGACGGCTTTACCGGCCGTCTGCACGGACTTGGTCGCCCGGGCCAAAGAAGCTTGTAGCCCCGTGATATCCCCAGTCAAGCGAACAACAATGTTGCCTGCGACGGCCATTAGAGATTGAACTCCTTTTTGAGCTTCAGGAAATCGTTATACTGTTCGACGGGTGTTTTTTGCTGTGGTGGTTGTCTGACCTGCCACTGCAATTTGAACTGGTCGGGCTTATAAGTCTTACTGCCCTTCAACCACGCTTGGGCCAGATTATAGATTGAACTCAGAATATGTCCAATGCGGGTATCGGTCTTGTTATCTTCGTACTGCTCCCGATCCCGGAGTCCGTGCATCAAATCATCAATGTCACGCGGGGTATAGCCCCAGAAATGCTCCGGTCGAAGGTTCAGTCTGCCGTAAGCGAGCGTCATATAGGATTCTATCCATTCTCCGGCTCCAAAGGGTCGGCGTCGCTCTCGGACGTGGCCGCCTCCTCATCTTCGGTATAATCCAAGACGCCGGATTTCTGTGCGGCTTCAATCAAATAGCGGATAATATCGCTGACGCCATGCTGGCGCTCTGCTAACGCCGCCTCCAAAAGTTGGATCGTTTTTTGTTTTGTGAGTTTGTCATCTTCGTGCCGCAGGCCGTAAAAGTATATCTCCGCGACGACGTCCATGTTCAACCAGCCATCGGTGAGTTTGGTGATGGCCTGAAAAAAGTTGACGCCATACTTGGGGCCAATCTGTTGATCCACTTGTGTGACGGCCAGAAAGCCTAACTTCAGATGCCGTTGTTTGTCGAGGTTAATTGGGATACTATAATGCATGAGTTCCTCCGTTGTTGTGTGTTATTGCGGTGACCGCTGAAGGCTCCCTTTGCCTGTCAGTGTCACGCTACTTGAAACCAAATCATCATGCGGGGCATCCTCCGAAAAAGAGAGGGTACTTTCCCCGATATAATATTTCCCCGATGGGGTTTTGATATGTGTTTTAATTGGATAATTGTTCTCCCAGGCTTTTCGCAGAGCATACTGTCCACTGCCTGTGCTTTCATCCGTCACTAATCCATCGGCATCAATGCTCCACTCCCGGATGAGTTGTTCGCCCTCGCTCCACTTGTTCGAGTCTTTCGTGGTGGCATCGGCCCGATTAATGCTCATATCCAACGTCGCATTGCGTTGACCTGCGAGAGCAACGGGCGTGCCGTAGAGTGATTCGATATCCACGACCGTCAGGCTGTCGGAGATCGTGGACGCCACATAGGCGTAATTCCCGCTCAGGGCAACGGTGCGGGGGCTATCCAGTTGGGTGCTGCTGGAGACGAAGCCCACAATGCTGGGCGTGGGCGGCTGGCTTATATCCACGACCGTCAGGCTGTCGGAGTTCAGGGAGGCCACATACGCATAATTCCCACTCAGGGTAACACCATGTGCCCCGTCCAGTTGGGTGCTGCTACTGACAAAGCCGACAATGCTGGGTGTGGCCGGTTGGCTGATATCCACCGCTGTGAGGCTGTCGGAGCCGACCGACGCCACATAGGCGTAATTCCCGCTCAGGGCAACGGTGCGGGGGCCGTCCAGTTGGGTGCTACTGCTGACAAAGCCGACAATGCTGGGTGTGGCCGGTTGGCTGATATCCACGACCGTCAGGCTGTCTGAGTTCAGGGAGGCCACATAGGCGTAATTCCCGCTCAGGGCCACGCCAAAAGCACTATTCAGTTGAGTGCTGCTGGAGACGAAGCCGAACACCGATGGATCAAATTCTCGATGCGTGACTTCTACGGTATACGTGCCGGATACCGCAGTTGGTTCCATCTTTGGCACGGCTTGGCCAAAATACTGACCCTGAAAATTTATCGTCCAATCGTTCGGCGTGCCTGCGACGGAGATATCCGATGCGGTGATGTTCGACATGCCCGTGAGTTTTGTTGCTAATTGGGCTGTGGAGGCGGTTTCCTTAATCGCGGCGGATGTTACGCCATCAAAAACGAGTTGAAACGTATCAACACCGGCACCGCCTTTGTATCCGATAATGCGCTGGTGACTTTTGCGCGTACTGAGCAGAAAATCTACACCTGAGACTGCCATACTGTCCTCCGAATGTTAGGCTTTTGTGACGGCTCCGTCCGACGTTATCGACACCGAATAGCTAAAAACGCCATCATGTGCGCCGTCCTGTGTGAAGGAATCCAGCGTGCCGGTGGCGGTATAAGTAGTGCCTGCCGGACTGGTGAGGCGGAATTTGGGCTTAGTGTCGTTGAAATAGTGGTCTTCCAGGTCTCCATAGGCGGTATCGGATTCATTGGTCACACCGCTTGAATCGACACTCATGGAGCGGATCGTCTGTTCCCCTTCACTCCAGTTACCGGAGTCCTTATTTGTTGCATCGGCACGATCAATATCGAATGAAACAGAGGTACTCACTTCCTGTCCCAGTGTCTGCATCGTCGAGCCATCATAAATCGCCAGCCGATAGTCCTTGCCTGAGCTTGCAGTGCTCATATCTTACTCCTTATTCGTTGATTGCTGTGTTATAATTCTGTGTATATTGCATCCGGTCTTGTTCATCCCGCCCCAGTGTGATTATGTCTGAGGCGGCTTTGACGTAACAATAAAAATGACTGGTTGCCAAGGTTGCGTTGATCACGCCTCCGCTACCATTGTCATGTAACACATTATAAATTGAGGCTAATTTGGCTTTCGCTGCGGACGCGCCCGCTGCCGAAGCTTTGGCTCGCACCTTCACCTGGAAATCCGGATACCGAAGCGGGAAGCCCACTTCAGGCGGGAGACCGGAGTTTTCGTACAGCCCCACCATTGTGGCTGGACTGCCGGGCATAAAGTCTTTCACCAGCGCCCAGCCGGTGGCCCCCCCGACCTCGCCCTGTGATTCCAGATAGGTTGCGAT